TGTAGGTGAAGGAAATGCAATTACTGTGCCTTGTTCTTTCTTCATGACATCGGGATTATCATTCAAATGAATTTGTAATTCACCACCTTCATAGTCTTTGGGGTCTGATAATTGTAATACAAATGATAACTTTCTTACTGTTCCATTAAACATACTATCCACATGCTTACCATAGTGACCACTTGGTGCATTGTATTCTGTAAATTGGAAGCCTTCTGTAAAACCAAATAAATCAAATCTAAAGTAGTCAGCATTTAATCTTGTAATAATATCTGTAAGTCTTTGATATACCCAATTAATTTCGGGGGCAGGTGTAATCCATACTACTTTGCTTTCTCTTATTTCAGCGTTAAGTTCGCCTTTATTAGATACGCCTGCATTTATTTTTTCAAACTGCTCTGCATAATCAATAATCTTTTGGCACTCTTCGGGAGTAAACGCTTCATCCCAATATGCCCATGCATTTAACTTCTCTGTTTCAAAAGCCCAACTAGCATTAGGTTGAGGTGAGGGCTTCAAACTTTTAACTTCTTTCATAATTACTCCTTATATCATTTAATAAGTCTTCATAAGATAACTTATCGTTTTCAAATTCTATACTCATTAAGTATCGAGTAGAATCATAATTATACACGGTATGAGGAACCTGTGTATTAAATAAATAATAGTATGATGGTTTATATTTTAGTTCTTGTATCTTAAAAACTGCTCCTTCTTTCTTAGGGGCAAACAAACATGAGCTTCTTTCAAAGGGCGTTAACAACATATTAATGCCTACCTTACGTCTAGTGTCAGTATGCCAATCATAACAAATATAAGGGTCTAGTTTAAGAATCCCGCCTATAAAGTTATGACGAGGAAGTAACCATGAAAAGAAGTTATCCTTAAAGATTATATCAAGTGGAATCATGCGAGCTTTGAAATTATAGTATTCAGCCCAAGTTTCAGGTTGATGTGCGAAGTCTATTAAGTCTTGTGTGATTGTAGAGGGTTTAGGTATTTGATAGTAAAGATTAGCAGTCTCCATAGGAGTCTCCGTAATTAGCTTCACAAGCGACGGGTAGCCCATCAGCCCAACTAGGAGGCGTTGACATAATGTCTACGATGAAGTCCTTAGCTAATACGACTTCGGATGTTGGAACAGAACAGACTACCGCATCGTGAACAGTCAACACGGGCTTATACTTATCATTAATCTTAATCATTTGTTCACCTACAATAATTCTAGCTAATGCTTGCACTACATTTTCTACAACAGACCCACCCCAAATAGAGTTAAAACCTGCCCTAGATTTATAAACGAACTTACTCTTAGCACCTGATGTATCCCATGTAAGTCCTGGATAAATTATATATAAGCCATTAGGTAATTTGATTCCTTTAGGTGTGACCATTAGGCATTGATGTTGACCTAAAAAGTATGGTGCTTTATTAGCAGGCCATGCTGATAAATCTCTTAGAGCATCATCACACTCTCGCCATAGTGCAATTACTTTATCATTAATACCACGATAAACTTTAACTAATCTTTGACATTCATCATCTGATAAGTCTGCACCTGGTGGACTCGTTTTAAGTGTATGTTGTAACTTAGCCCAACCTGTGCCGTAGCCTAGACCTAATGTGCAAGTCTTTCCTACAAAGCGTTCGGTTGCGTCTTTCTTAGTGATAGGTCTCTCATAAACTTTAGATGCAAACTCTGAATAAACATCTCGACCTTCTTTATACCATTGGACAACATCGTCTTGTCCTGCGAGCCACACTAATATCCGAGCTTCAATTTGAGAAGAGTCGCAGTTAATTATCTGATGATTAAGAGGAGCAACGATAGCATTCTTTAAAGCTTTCTTTTTCTTGTCACGACTTGGTAAGTTTTGGAAGTTAACTTTATCTGTGCCCGCCCATCGACCTGTATGTGCGCCGTAGTATTTAAGAGGGATAGGTAATTTACTTTTATTTCTTTCCCCTATACCAATGAATCTCTCTATCCTTGATTCTTCAATAGTAGACTTAGTGCCTAATCTTACTCGACATAGTTCTTGGATAAAGACATCTTCATGCTCTGTCAATGCAATAAAGCCTGTATCATTCTTAGCTAATGCGGGAGCTTCTTTGCCTGTGGTTGCAGATATTTTAGTAGGAACAGGAATATTTAACTCAATTAAGAGTTCTGCAAATTGTTTATTAGATGCAAGCTTTGCTCTAACTTCCTCTTCATTATTACATTCAAGTCTATTCATTAAACCTGATAAGAGTATTTGTTTTTCTTTCTTTACTTCTTCTAAGCGTTCAATAAGAATAGCATCATTGACCTCAAGCGTTGGCTCGGTATACATGCGAAGAGTAATGTCTATTAATTTAATTTCGTTTGCGGGAAACTCTTGAGATAAAACTTGGAATAACTTATAGGTTAGGTCTACATCATTCTTACAATACATACCGTATCTATCTAGTTCAGCTACGCTAAAGTTCTCTATGCGTTTTCCTTTGGCATCAATAACTTCTGTGCCCTTCTGTCCTAGATTATATTTCTCAACTAAGAATGCAAGACTGCCACCCACGTTAACGCCGTGAAGAGCCCTAGCCATGCACAAAGTGTCAAGATAAAGCTTCGGTGATATATTAAAAATGAAACTAAGGATAGCCCCGTCAAATAACATATTATGACAAAGTAAAGCACAGTCTTGTATGTTATATCCATCAAGGATAGACTTAAGCTCATCTTTCGTGCCCGTATGCCATTTAGTATCTTCTTCATTTATTTTTACTCCTACTCCAATGACTTGGAATTGTGGTGAACGTATATATTCTTCTGTGGTAAGACCCGATAGACTAAAGCCTATGTCGTAGAACGTTTCAAAGTCTAGGGTAATTAGATTCATTTTCTCTCTCAAAAAAGTGTTACCTTGTGCAACCGACAGGTAACGATGCCGTCAACTATATTTAGCCAGAGCGGGGCTAAAACCACTTGCACTGTAGCAGGATATTGGTGGGCTACTTGCGTTTAATAAATATAAATACCGTCTAAGTAAAAATACATATAGCTTTCGCCCGTTGTTTTATATTACAGATAACATTATAAGTGAAACAAAAACTATTGCAACTAAAATCTTTTCATTTCTTTCTTCGTTTTTAGTGAAGTCATCTTTATGATAAGTTCCTCCCCAAGCCTCTCTTGCAGAACGTGGTGTTGGTCTTTCAAAACTATCAGGTCTAAAAAATACAATACCTTTTTTTGCGTTTTTAGCAAATACTTTCATTTGCCATGGTTCAAACTTATTCAAAGTTGTTTGTATCATTTTCTTTCTCCTCTTAGTTTGCGTAATACGCAAATTACTTGTTGTGTTTTTCATATTCATTACGACAATCTACCGAGCACCAACGCCGTTTATCTTGGACAAGTTCCTCACACCATATACATTTACCTGTTGCATTATGTTGTATAGTTGCTTTTTGATGTGCGTTGTTTAACGCAGTATCAATCATCTGTTGTAGATATTCGTTAGCTATGTCGGCTTCATCACTCATCTTACTAATACTTTGTCTCTTGATTGTATATAAAAATACTTGCCCCAACTACTACCTTTGCCTCTTGGTAAAGCTTTAGGCAATTTAACTAAACCTCTCTTATCTAAATCTCTTACACGATGAGGGTTACCTGTTGCATGTAAAACAATATGGTTTCTTCCTGCATTAGGATATTTCTCCATGTATTGGTTTATCATTTCAATTAATTGCTCGTCTGTTTTTACTTTTTGATTTGCTGACATTTAATACAAACACTCCCCTACTAGTTTAAATAAATCTTCTTTGACGACTACCTCTTTAGCTAGTCTTATTACTTTAACACTTGGATTGTTCTCTGTAAACCATTTTGCTTCCCTTTGAGACCATCTATGTTTCCTAATAATCTCACCTTCATCATCTACAATTGCATGACTAAAGGGTATCATTCTACTTCCTTATTATGTTCTATGATTTGTTTAGTAGCGTATTCCATACCTTTGGTTACACCTATTTTCATAGCAGTATAAAACATTCTAGCATCAGCTTCATTCTTTGCACGTTTATGATACATACAATATCTATGATGCTCTACGACTGACATATCAATAATAGCTTCTTCAAACTTTATTTGTTGTTCATCAAGTGTCATTAATAACTCCTTTGTTCAAAGCATTCAAGATGTGATTTAACATACATGTTAGGTCTAATCTCTTCATAGAGTTCCCCTTGCACACATTTTAAATTCATTTTATATTTCTTTTGTGTTGATGAGTATAGTCCTAGTGCTAGTCCAAATCCTATACCTAATAATAATACAATCAACATGGCGATACCTAATTTTTTATTATAATCCATTATAAGCCTCCATCATTTTTTGTGTTGACTCTTTATAACTCTTAACGCCTGTAATTTTCTCTGCTTTCGATTCATCTTTGTAGAGAGGGGTTAAGACGATGTTATGTTTCTTGGTGGGTAAGTCTCTTATCCACGATAATTCTGTTGGTCTAAACTTTGACATGGATGACCATACTAAGTCTCCGTCATTATTAAATTCTTCTATCGACCATGCATAGGGTTGTTTAAGGATTTCTTGCATATTTGGTTTCGCCTTGTTTATAAAAAATTAAATGAGACCATTTGACTACAGGCTTTAAATTATACCACGATTTTGGTTTTGATATAGTTGTATCATGAAAGTTCGTTGCTCCGTAGCTATAGTCAACTTCTAGCCTATGTAAAACTTTATAAGCTATGTCATAGTATTCCTGTCGTATTCGTTCGGGTGGTTTAACATAACCATACCAACTAAATTGTGCAGGTCGTTTCATTTCATAGCAAATATTCTTATGGTTGAAGTCTGCTCTTCTCATCAAAACATATCCTACTGCTATTTGTCCTTCTCTTGGTTCGTGCCCCGACTCCATGTAAATGGTTGTGGCTAAACACAATAATGCTTGGTCTAACATATTGACCTCCTATTAAAAAAGAAACCAGTTATTGGCTTGAGTCCACGATGTGTGGACTTATGATTTTAGTTTGATTATATATTTGTTGAGTTCGATGGCATACCACGCAATCTTTCCAGAGTCCTCTACAGAATCTCCTTTAAGACCAATACGGGTAGTGTATTTGAAAATGTTACCTCTAAGATAGCCAATGTATTCCTCAGGCGACATCTTGGCTCTGATGTAGTCTATTGTTTCAATTCCGCCTTGTGTATAGTGTGGTGGGTGGTTCACCATGTCGACAGGGTTACCCTTGTCTTCATTCAAAATTGTCATAACAACTCCTTAATTGTTGTTGATAATACTTCTATATTACCTTCATTTATCACGATTCCCAAGCCTTTGTTGGCATTTATCCTACCGATGTTGTATTTTTGCAACTCAGTTAATTGTCCTTTTCCTGCCTTACATTCGATAGCAACGAACCTTCCATTGATGCAAGCAATAATGTCGGGAACACCAGACCTACCATATCCCCCCGTTTGAGGGGAGAAGTGATAGCATTTAATATCATCTAAGATTTTCTTAACCTTAGCCTTAACCTTAGCTTCGGGTGTCATTCTTCACCTTTCAATTTATCTAATTGTTCTTTAGTCATCACGATAATAAATACAGATTGACTTGCCTGCCAACCGATATACTCCATGTGTTTCACAGGGCATACATATAATTCATACTTATACATTTCACTATCATGCAATACACTTGTAGCCGATGCCTTTGCCATTGTTAATACTTTCTTGACAAAGTCTGGTAGCGTATCATCTGTAAATATTCTGCGATGGTTCTTTCCTATTACAATTTCATAGACATCAGTCATAATTAACGGAACCATATATAAGGTGTCCTGTTTAATTGTTTCTAATGGCTCTAGGTCAGGATTTATTTTATTCATTCAATTCCTAAAGTTGTTTAAGTAAATTTCCACTACTATCTCGTAATTCTATATCCCAATTACTTGTAGGATAATACGCATCGAAGTCCCAATATCTTTGTCTATTAAATATTTCATTACTCTTTTGTAAACTTTTCTTAAAGAGTTTTTTGAATTGTTCAAAGTATTCAATTGGTTGGTGTCTTATTTTGTCACCTCTAGCAACCCAATAAATATTATGTATACCCATGCCTACAATACCCATAAGACTTGCTTCAACAGGGTTAGAGTCCCATATATCATTAGTCATATTTTTTAATTCACTATATGAATGGTATTGGTATACTCCATTTGGTCGTAGGGCTTCAAAGTTTTTTACCACTTCCTTAATATCACTTATAAAAGATTCTTCATCCATAGCTTTGTAAAAAGTTTCTAATAAATTAAACTTATCTTGATGTAATTTAAATAGCTCATTAGATTTCTTTCTATCTAAAGTTTTAATATCAATTGTATATCTAGATGACTCATGTGGTTCAAGTGTATCTAAATCAACTCTCATATTCATAAACACAGGTCGTTTATAAGTTTGTCTTGGTGCATAGTAATGATTAACCATAATTGTTCCACCTGACTTGCAATCACGCATAAAATATTTACCAGTCATGTCTGTTAAATGCATACGCAAGCCTTGGTGAAAGTCCTCAGTTATAAACTCTATACTATTATCTGACCTAATAATACCGAAAGGTGCATCTGCTCTATACCACTTTCTCCAATAAGGTATTGGAACATCATTATCAATAGTATACTGATGCCACTTTTCAAGTTCACGCACACCCATATGTTCTTTAGCTTGCTCAAAGTCTGCAACACTCATATGTTGTTCTGTCCATTTCCAGTAGTAATGCATATGATATTCCACTTCACCATTAACTTCAACAGGTATGAAATATTTATGTCTATGGTTTCTATCGTAGTATGGATAGTTATTAGTATTACGATAAGGTTTAGCCGTTTCGTGTATCTGCTTTAATCCTATATAGTTAAATGCCATTTGCTCTCTCCTTTATAAAGTTCTACTTACTCCGTTAAAAATACCTTCTAGTTCTATTGGTTTAAAGTCATTCTTATTAAGTTCAAACATAGTTTTCTTACCATTCTCATGGTGTATGTATCCCTTAATAATTACATGACTCACGATGATTTGTTTCTGTTTCTTTTCTTTAGTCATTTGCTAACTCCATTGTTAATTCTAAAATTCTATCTTCAATCTCTTCGGGTTTAGCCTTATTCATATAGTGGTCTATATCATAATGAGTGATAGTGTGTTTCTGTTTTCTTAAACACCATATTCTTTTCTTCATTAACTCATCATCTATAAAATTCTCTATCATAGCCATCTCCATAAGTTTTTTAAACATACCACTACTTGCTTGTCTAATCTTTTCTTCAATCATGTCATGGTTATTATCATCAATATCCATATCTATATCAATATCTTCATCATAAAATTTTGACATTTAATTCTCCTTATCCGTATGTTTTTTCCATTACTATTTCTTTTAACCTTGTATCTATGGCATCAAAGTTTAGATGTCTATATTCCTGCATACCATACCAATTTTCTATACCAATCTTTTCGTTATCGTATCGTCTAATATAATCTCTCTTAGCTTGATACTCCTCACTCAAATCTCTAAACATTTGGTCTAACCTTTTTTCTTTTTTCTTAGCCATTACTCCCTCTCCTTCTTAATTACTTTGCCTGTTGGTGCAACAAAGTTTTTATTCTCTGTGACTAACCATAATGTCGGTGCAGATATACTCCATTCAATATCCTCTTCAACATGACCATCGGTAAATACTAAGACACCTTCGGCATGTATCTTATGCTCGTTAATATATTTGCTGACGCATGATACTATTGTTCCACCCCCACCTTCGGGCTTTAACATACTAGCTATGTTTGTGTAGTCACCTTCAAAAGTCTGCATAGCGTGGACATCGGTATCCCACCACAAAATACGAACCTTTGACGGAGTCGCCACAGAACAGATAGAAGCCAGTTCCGATGCAAACTCGGTAAGCTCAACCCCACCAATAGAACCCGATGTATCAATGGCTACTATAAGTTCACCTACCGACTCGTTCTCCATACTTGGCATATAGATATCATTTGCCATGAGTCGTTTGTTAAACCTTCGCCATGTATATTCATCTTGTCCCTTGGTTGCAGACATAATAAACTCACGCAATACTTCTCGCCAGTTTACCTTAGGCTCTAGTAGTTCCGATATAGCTCGTGGGACTTTGCCACCCATACGACCTGCCAAGATACTACCTTGCCTTAGAGCTTTATCTATCTTGCTCGCTTGCTCGGCTACTTGTTCGGGCGACATAGTTTCTGAACCACCGAAGTCATGTTCATCTAATGTCTTTAAGTCGTCAATCTTTGATGTGCCTTGTCCACTTGAGTCCACACCTTGTGGACTCGGATTGTTTTTCTTGTCATTCTTTTGTTCTTCTTTGAGATAGTTATATACCTCACGCACAGACCAATTATGAAACTTAGCGTCATACAATGCACCTTCGGGTAGATGACATATATTTGTATCACTAAAGGATTTGATAATGTCATTGACAACATAATCTGCTGACACATTAGTTAGATGTGGTTCAGCTTTAAACTCCTTAGTAAATCTTTGTATATGCTTTAATGCTACATGAAGGTTCTCATGCATGACTAAACCTCTAATCTCAGCGTCAGTTAGTTTCTCAATGAAATCACGGCTATACTTTTTATCTACACCATTGGTGTATGCCGTAAATTTTCTATCCTCAACACTACTCTTACCCATGAGTATGACACCAGAATACAATGCCGTTTCAGCATGCTTGAGTAATGCAACATGAGCTTTCTTAAGTCTTGTTTCTTGATTAGTTGACATACCTATCCCCTATTAAAATAACTCGTGATTGTTAGTAGCCCACTTAGCGATGTCCATATTACTACGAGCAATCTTCCTAG